GAGATATGGTCCTTTACTGGACATACCCATTATGTCTATGCGGTAGCAGTTACTAATGGCACATCCGCTTTTTGGTAAATTGGCTTGACGTGAGTGATCTGAGGGACTATAATAGTAGTATATCTTTTAGAGGATGATACTATGACAGTATATAGAGAAACTACTATTCGTAAGGAAATTAATTATAAAACCACTTTTAGAAACGGTGGTTTTATTACGTATTGGAAACTCTATTTTAATTTCATTCCGACATATCATCAAGCGGTTAAGCACTTACCGGTGATTAAAAAAGTATGGGCTTGGGTTACTTTCTTTATCAAAACATTTTGGTGGTTGTTGATCAAACCCTTTGGCGCTGTCTATAAAAGAAAGCGTATTATGACTGGTAAATATCTAATGGTTAATGACCGGCTTATTCCAGATCAGACTAAAATTAATAAAACAAACATCCATTATATTTTCTTGATTCCGGTGTTCGCCAACCCTTGGTATCTCACCGAAGAGGATTTGGACGACATTTTAAAGTGAGGGTAGTACCCTCACTTTTTCACTTTAGTGTAATCGTAATTCGTATAAAATCCTTCATATGATAATTTAATAGGCTTGCGATAATAGTATCTGTTAGGATACTTTAGCTTATGTAATCTTTCTTTTTTATCAGCTTCTTTTTCCATAGATATAAATTGTGCATCCGTGGCGCTATTCAAAAATTCAAAATCATCAATAAACACTTTAACATCATAAGTGTAGTTCATCGCAATAAACAGTTCACCATCTTTCATATATTGAACCGAACTTCCACCACCCGATCCAAGATTTACGCCAGCTACGGAATACGTACCACGGTTACCAAACAATCCACTAGATGATGTTACACGCATATTGTTAATGATAGTGAATTCAATACGGCCTTGTAGACCTCTATAATGTAATGGCTTAGAAGCATCCCTCATAAAGTTTTCTACACCATTAATAGGGCATGAGTGTGAGTTACTAACTTCTCTACGGTACTCGACTTTATAACACAATTCTATTATTTCTACATTGAAATTGTTTTTAATAGCCTTCGGTAGGTTTTGAAAGATATCATCTACCTTGGTTGAATTTTCACAAAGCTTAACTAAGATTTTTCTATCTGCTTTTTTATTAACCTTTATCATGAACACCCTCCCTCAATATACTTGAATGATAACATATTGGATAAATATAGTAAACGAAAGTTAAGGAGAGTTAACCCATGAGTATGAAAAAATACATGGACCTATTAGAGTCTGCTACCCAAAAGGGGAAGAGTCAAGAGGATACCATACAGGAAGAATTGTTTCTTGTATTCCAACAGGATGTTAAAAAACATTTTGGTGACAAGATAGAATCTTCAGGATATGAATTTGTTTACAATGGTACAGATAAAAATAACGGCCTTGTTGATGTTTATTATTTAAACGACGAATCAGACCATAAGATATCAATCAGCTTTAACATAGATGTATTATCTATCTCTGATAATGACTATGATGACGAAGAAGCAACAGAAAGGGAAAAACGCAACAAAGTGGTAGTAAGTTTGTATTTAGAAGGAACCTTTTCTGTATTCTTTGAAGCTGACGTGGGTGATATTGAAATAACGTCAGTGCCCGTAAGTGATGAATATGGTCTAGTTGTAGAGAAGCATAACGACCACCTTGGCCCATATTGGGATAGTCTTTTAGATACAAAGAGTGAGCAAGATATTGTGGATAATATGAATATCCTGAATGATTCACACTCGTATTCTTCAATAAACGATGTACGTGGATTACAAATCTTACCATTAGTGATGGTTTTGTGTCCATGCACTTGATTGTGCACGTATTTGACGTAGAAGTTGATTTATAAGATATGATCATAATATTCTTCTGAGAAAGCTTTTCTCCAAGATTAGAAATATAATTTATTTTATCATGACCAATTGTTATGCTATAAAAGATTCTGATATTCTTGTCAGAACCTTTTAATACAACATGTGATAATAATAATCTTGTAGGGAAAGTGCCTATTGAATTAAGACGCTTAGTGATGTCATTACCATGTATGATCAATTTGTGCATGAATCTTTCTTAAATCACTGTTCTTGAGTTTACATAAATTAACTATTCGCTGTAGATCTGGATAGCTTTGAATGCGAAGAGCTATAGTGAATACTTCAATGAAAGCTTGTTTACCTTTCAGTGTACCAATCGCGAAAGCTCCCTTGGAACGGCTCAAACAGGTAACCAAACCTTTATCAGTTTCTACAGATGACCACATAGAATAATCTTCCTCAACACAGTTGTACATAGTTCCTTGGATTACTATACTGTTATGTTTTTCAGAATAACCTCCCTTAGCCTTCACCTTCAGGATATTGACGCCCAAGTTCTCTTGAACATACTCAGGGAATAGATCTTCTAAAGCTGCTTTCATTTCATGGCACATATAAACACCTTTTCTCTAAATCTTGAAAGTCATTATAAGGCATTATATTTCAGATTTCAAGACTGATCTTTGTCATCATTTGATTTACCAAACGTTTTCATATACGCATCTAAAATTTTCTCGTCGTTTAATCTAGTGGTAGAACTAGTGTAATACGCATCCCATTTATAGTCATCGGTTTTTCTAGAAAATGGATCTATGTGTGGACCACACCAATATGAGTGCTGTTTGGACGTTGCCCTTGTGTAAGAGCCTTATATTTTTCTATCATTTTATCAATTTCAGATTCTTCCTCTTTTTGAGTGAAAAACTTAGGTTTGCAAACCTTCATGAAATTTAAAGCATTTTTATATTCATCGTATTCGGCACAGAATTCGTGGAAATATTTCATATTATATAGATAACTTTCCATCTTCATGATGTCGATAAATGTAGATCGTGTCAGGCTTGTGACTAATTGATTCTTGAACCTATCTTCAACATCCTTAAAGGCGGCGTCTATTGAAAAATTACTCATCTCAATAGACGATTTAAGAAGGTTATTCACTTCTTCATTCAAATTGTTATCTAGTAGTGTATTCATAGACACTGCTAATATTTTTTCAGCTTGGTTTTTATTACTCATTATATTTCCTTAAATGGTCTAATGTTCAATTTCTCAATTATTTCATTCACTATCCATTCTTTGCCTAAGAAATAATTATATATATGGTTACTTAGTATGGGATTGACATAAGGGTCTATCCATTCACGCCTATTAAAGAGAATGTGAGCATCGGGCTTCTTAAGCTTTACAAATCTAAGTACTTTCTGTATAACTTCAGACGATTCATCAATATCGAATACCGCGACTATTTGATCTTTGAAAAAATATTCATATATATATTAGGATTTTTTATGAATTGCGCGACTATTCTATCTGTAATCAGTTGATATTTATCACACCTCCTAAACACATAGCGATTATAATCACGCATGAGATAATTTATGAAGTCATCAGCCAATCCTTCAGTAATGATACGTTCCTCAATATAGTTAATCGCATCGGAATAATTTTTTCCATCCAGAATCGCTGTTGCAATTTGCAAAATATTTGATATACGTGTGGATTTTATTCTCTCGGCATAATTAGTTACCATATCTTTCTCTTCACTTGATTCGGATGTGTACCATTGGCCGTCAAACATTATGTCACATAGCATAGCTTCCCTTTCGATTATGAGCGAAGGTTTTATATTTACGACAATATTATTAATCATATCCAAACTTTTTATATCTAATGGTCGTATGATAGCAAGCTATAATACCCTTTGATCTTAGCATAGTTTAATGATTTTGCAACAGCATCATGCTGTTGCGTAATATCCCAACTCAGATCACTCCCCATTATCTGACCCATATTTATCGTCATATCATTGTCGGCATTTTTACTATACTTCCCAATACTATAGATTAAAGAGGAAATAAAGCGGGGATTGAAGATACTAAGACTGTACTCATTCAAAATTTTTGGGTAATAGCAGCCAATCTCTTTATAAACAACAAACGGTATTTCCATTTCTTCGTCAATGATATCAATCTTGACAATTTTTCGTATTTCAATACATTTTTCGAAATGTTCAATATCACTATCAATAACCGAAACCATTTTTCGTATGACATTGAAGATGTAAATATTTTTAGTAGTTAGTGAGTAATCTGTTGGGTATTTTTTCATATATCTAAGACTTCTCTAGGTAGTTTTAGCTTCACATATCGTATTACTTTCTTTAGTTCTTCTGAATTCCAATCGATTGTATCCCAGTTATGGTTCGTTGCTTTCATCATATTATTATATATGAACCTCAGATTACAAGGACCATCGAGATATATACTACTAGTATACATTATAATAGTCGTTGGAACAAGTTTTATAAATTTTGATAATACACTATCATTAATGAAAATGTTCATACACTCTAGTACATTACTAGGAACAAACCGTTTATCCGTGATAAAATAGATAAATAAAGCACCAACATTCTCTTTTGAAGCAATAAAATTATTGAATTCAATCAAGGCTGAGTCGCAATCATCTTGGGAAAGATAGTATGACAGTCGATTTAGTAAGTTGTAGACTATCAAATAATAATCAATGTTCTCTAATTTTTGGGACATGATGCAATGATAGCATTTATTGAGGGTAGGATCAAGAGGGTATGTTATTACCCTCTTCTGGATGGATGATATAGGTAGTGGGGTTGTTGTCGATCATGAACATCATCCTGAACCATGAAAAATGTCACACCCATGCATGCGTACATTAGTGCGACAATACCTCCCACAATACCTAAGTATATCAGTGCTGCAACTACCATGAATGACCTCCTTAGTTTACACCTTTATTTAGTATAAAAGTACAGGAAATCAAGCCGATTTGGTATTAGTAGTTGTATCTATAAGGAGAGAAATATAATCAATGATCTCATATAAAAAGGTCAAAAAAGTTACATTACCAATATAAATCCTTTCTATATTATCTTTCCGCTCTATACCAGTCCTTAAAACGATAGGCAAATCTATGATATCCTCAAGACAATAATCCAGAATATCATTATCAACCTCATTATTATGACCAGAATACACACCAATATACGTGTAAGTTTCAGTACGGTTAACATTTGCATTAACATAGTACATCTCATGTATATATTCGAATGAGATATAGTTCAGGTCATGATTTCTCAACAGAAGGTTGGAACTAATCGGTAAATTAGCTAGATCACTTGCAAAAGAATGTATACATTGTAACTCTGGAAAAGCACTAAGTGTCTCGATGACATCTCTGATTGAATATGAACGTTCAAGCTTAATATTCTCTTGAAGGTACTGCATTATATTAGAGTCATTAAATATTGGTGTGTCAATTATATGTGGCTCATCATATGTAAATGATATAACACCCTTTTTATATAATGATAAATGTTCCATTAGAAGATTCCTTTGTATAATTATTTAATAAACCAAAACCACCAACGTTGTGAGTATTTCCTATATGTCGAAGGGTCAATAACAATAAAGCGATATGAAAATAGAAGTTTTACGATAGACAAAAGAGACACTATACAAAGTAACGTAATAATTAGAATTTCCATAGAAACCTCCAACGTTTTATCTATTTACTATATAGCACATGACATGTGCTATATAGTGCTACGTCTGAACATACTCAGTGATAAACCACATTGCCATGCGTGAGGGTTATTTGAGTCTACGTGTGCCACCAATCGAAATTTATAACCATGTAGGATGTTCCAAGAATTCTCAGCGGTTATATCAAATGTTCCGTCAGCACCGATAGTATGTACCTTGTTGATTATTCTTGCAACCGTTTTTTCATAATTTAATATATCATAAAAACCATCACCATTAGTCGCCGGTTGCAATCCTGTCTCAAAATCACAATTCCAATAACCTGTTCCAGTTTTATTTTCAGTTATCACAGGTGTATCAGAGAATGAATGTGTACCATTTCCAGTACCTACATATATTGCACGACCATCGTTGCCGATGGTCAAATCTTGGTCGCCTGTAGTCACAAAAACATTTTCTTTGGCAATCACAAGGAGAGAAAAAGAATCTTTAATCTGAGTACCAGACCATACTGCATGACCTCCATATAAAAATGTATCCTGTGCTATGAACTCAAACTCTACTGATTGGTCTGTTGTATCGGTATCTGAGATGTTAATGAAAATTTCTTGACCTTCACCAATAATACCATTGGTTACATCATCACCGTATCCTGTCCAATATAATTCATATCCTTCGTCAAAATCTGGCACACCTTTTTTCCAAACATGGATGACTGAGTTGTTACCAAGAAAGCTATTTTCATGTTTCCAACCAACACCATTTGGCTTATCTACAATAATCTCTTTATCAGAACTATCAAAATAGTCTACCGAAGTGTCAACTTTTGGTACTTCACTGAATGTTAATTTTGTTGTTACTGGCATTACTTCAACTCCCTAAAACGTATACCCGAATAAATAGGTGCACTACCACCAATGCCTTCTACAAGTACACTTAAAATCATATTATTATTGTTATAGTCAGTGCATAGTGGTGGCATGTTACTGAAATCTAAGTCTATCGGAATGGGCGATTTAGGTGGTAAAAACCCACCAGCGATTACAATACCACCCGAAGATGAGGTTGCTGATATATCATACTCAACACTTGATTCTGAATCTACAGATGTCCATGAGGCACCCGTTAGCGTGTTTCTAACCACAATCCTATATCGCACGGTAGTACTGTTCGATGTTTGGAGTACGTCACAAGTTTCTGGTATTATTTGTGCACCGGCATAGGCATCTTTAAGCTTTATACTTACAACAGGTGTTTCGGTTGAAACATCCCTTGATGTTGTTCCTGTGTCCACATACCGAACGATACCTTTATTGACAAAGCCACCTTCGGAAATAACTGTCGTACATGTCTGTAATAGTGAATCAGCTCCGGTACTATATTCAATTTCGTAGCGACAGGGAAGGTTGGCAGTTGCCATATATACAGTATCTATGAGGTTTGCATGATGAAATGAATGCACATAACGTATTGCTCCATTATGTACAAAACCAACGCGCACAGTACCCATGCCCAACCATTCCATATCGATGACGATAATGAACGATTTAGAAGGATCAATATCATTAAAAGTATCTATATTCCAAGAGGATTGGTTCACATAGTCATGCGTGACGGTTGAACCATCTGAGACATTGCTTCGGATACCAAAGCGAAGACCTTCGGTTGGATGTTGTTCGTAAAATATCCCATTGTCATCATTGAAATATCCAACACGCTTAATACCACCCGAATTGGTACCTAGTACACCTGTCATGAATATAAGCTGTGATTTGCCCGGTTGATATCGGAACTTTTCATACGTTTCCCTGAAAATTTTGTCACCTGTTGTTGTGACATCTAATGAAAGAGACGATTGATATGGAATATGGATAGACGTAGGGGCACCAGTAGTAATTGTTTCCCATAAAAGAGGTTGTTCATCAAACTGCATTTGTGATTCAAACAACGTATGGGGGTCAGAAACACGCATTCTTCCAAATGCATCGAACTTAGAGATGTCTACTTTCTCAGGAATGTATGTCATTAATAGCTCCAAAGGATTAAGCTTAAACGTTTATTATATTTATTCCTTGGAGATAATGATAAAGGAGGCTTAAGCCTCCTTTTATCCCATCTTTACTTAATTGCAGCTAGTTGTCGTATTTCATCAAAGATTTGCTTGCGCTTAATAATACCATCTTGATATACGGTTTCGAGCAAATCATACTCACCGGCTTCAGATTCTGGAATCGTTCTAAACCCATCCTCAGTTCTAACAAGTGATAGCCTTCCTTTCTTAGAAACCTTGACACGATCAGTCACAGGATCTTTGAATACATCGCGTCCTTTACCATTAACCTCGATGTATGAACACTTGAACGCGAATTTCTGTGTATCACGGTTATGATCTTGTAGTAGCTTACCACCCATACCAAAGACTACATTGTCGGTGGACCATCCGTTTATTTTCAGATTTTCACAGATTCGGCGTACCATTTCTATATCAATTCCATCACCTTGAAGGACTCGAACTTTGTCATTCAGGACCATATATCCTTTTGAATTTCTGTATGATCCGAAGTTCTCTGCCAATAAAGAGATAACATCATATACCATTTCAATAGGGTTCCCACTATCTGGTCGAACAACGAATACGCCATCACGGTCAAGAATCTTTTGCTTGAGCTGCTTACCAAAAATGTTAGACACCGCATTGTAGATATCATAGCTGTCTGAAACGACGGATAGTATACCAGTTGGGTTATCGTCAATAAGCTGTTCGTATACAGCCGCTTCGTTTTCTTTACCGTGTGAAGTGATAGTACTGTGTTCTGCCGCAACAACACTATATCCACATACACCACTGTCATAGTAACGCATGGCTGTTAGAATGCCTAACATAGTGTCAGTGCCCCAAAAGTTAACTAGATGTGCTGCACCAGCAATACCAGCACTTTCATCACTAGACGCGCTACGGAAGCCGAAATCGTGAAGTTTGAATTCGAGACCATCCGTAGTATCAGAAGTAAGTTCCATATATTTTTTAATTATAGACTTACATTCACGACTATACGTAGCTACCGTAGTTGGATACCATACTGACTTAAGAATTCTAGGCTCTAAGAAGGAAGGAAGCCAATAAAATTCAGGTAAGGTGTTTTCAATAACCGCTAGAACATTTTTAACAGGTACCATCATGCCTTCCTTGACAGCGCGTATTTTGATAGGGAAGTACCCCAGTTCGACCAAGGCTTTTGCACCTTCGTAGTTGAATTTCACACCATGTGCCTCTGAGAAGATACGCGCTTCTTCAACGTCTTGCATTGTTGGGAAATTATTATTGATATCTTCAAGAAACTTCTGAAGACCGAAAAATAGTAGCTCGTCAAATTTACCACCACGACTTTCTATATATGAATAGACTTTAGTGGTACCTTCAGGATATTGTTCAAAGTGGGAAAGCTTATAAGAATCACTCAGTAGAAAAAAGTTATTATAGTTCATGATATTATCTCCTAATTGTAGTTTGGCTCTTTCGCCATTTAAATAGACCTTATGGTCTTTTTCTATAGTTGGGTCTCTTTGACCTCTAATACTATTTATACTACGGTTTTCTAATATGTCAATACATGATTTTCATATTTTGTATTTTATAGCCGTATGTAAAAAGGTAGGCTCCATAGAATGTTTAAGTATATATTCAAATTCCCTGTAATCACATGCAGGGACTTTGGGAAGAAAATCGTGACTTCTTAGCTTATAAAGTGTTGGAGCATCTTTATATAAAAAATAAACATGTACCCTGATACAATTATTAAGTATTATATTCGTATTACTGGATTCTTTTACAAACTCACTACATGAATGTTTTACAGTAATACCCGATGGATAACACTTTTGTAACTTATCAAAAACTTGCTTAATATTTCCTTCAATAAATCCGTGATATCGTAAATAATACGTATCCGGTTCCAAGATTATAACCATTTCTAACGAATGCAATAGTCCACTGCTACCTTTTTCCTTATAATCTGTTATCGATATAACGGTTGCGCCCATAATATTTCATTCCATTATTTTTATAATACGATCAATGACCTGAATATTATCAGGGTTATTTAAAAATCTACTGTTGATACTAATATCGCCGATAAATAAATTTTTACCATTTATCAGTTTAAGGTAATTAAACATATTTTTATACTCATTGATATAATGAGAAATATCCTTTCTTAGAATTATATGCATTTTATATACTGTCATTTCTGGCTCGAAACCGTTACCGCCTTCTTTATAACAATCCATTTGAAGAGCGCCAAGGAAATTATTCATATTATTATGCACATACATGATAAAGTCCGAGATTTTTTTCTTTATATTAAGCGAGCTTGCTTTTGATGATATGGAAATAATCATGAATGTATCATCTGAATATTCACTAACATGATAATTGGTGAATAGTATTGTTTTACACGAAAATATTTTGCTTAGCACATCTAGCTTGTCCATAAAAACATATACGCAGGCTTTTACCTTACGCCCTATATAAAAAATGTTGTTTTGTTTATAAAATACATTATCACTACTATGCGACTCATTTCATAATTCTGACAACATCTAATGCTGATGCGAAGTTTGTCTCATTGATCAGGCTTATGTTTATATCTACGTCAATCGTTGCTTTCAGCCCTAAGCATAATAGTTCATCATTTTTGATAAATTTTCTTTACAAACATCCAAATGATAGATGAAAATCTCTAACTTACTGATCCTATATTGTTTTCCAGTAACCAATCCATGTTCTTCATATGAGTGTTTCAAAGCAATACCATCATTTGAAAGATGTTTAACTGCGTTATAAAATTTAACTATCTTTTTTGCATTATGAGTATTGATTGATACCACATCTATTTGAAATTGTAGGAACACCCCTGAATTGCACATTTCCTTATTAGTGCAAAGACCATAATCGTATAATTGATATTTACAAGAGCTTTCTAATTCATCGATCAAGAGTGAATAATCTGGCAACGTAATCTTCCTTTGTTTTCACATAAGACAAAGGGGCTCAAAAGCCCCTTGTATACTCAGTAGCAATTAGTTGATTTTGATCGCACTATCTGTGCCAGATTCAAATTCTCGGCGTGTTGATTCGGCAACAATAGTGTTGTATTCATCAAGGTTAATACTTGGAAAGTCATTGACACTCGACATGAAAAAGCCGCTCACAAAACTATTAAGTTCTCGATTGTAAATACGTTTTGTATCGATAAATCGAGTTTGCGCGTTTTGAAACTCTGCACGACCCGCTTTAATGGCGACTTGAATTTCTTTGTACACACTCGGGTCAAGATTAATATTTTGTTCTTGAATCCATTGGAACATGGCTTGGGAACCATTGCTTCCGTAACGGCCTTCAAACGTTGCATCTACAATCTCTCGTAGATCGTCCTTATACTTGTCGGTAACTTGCACGATCTCTTGAATCTTCAATGTGTAGTTGGATTTGATGTTCTGCAAATCCTTATGCTGTGCAACAATCTGTGATTCTAGATCGACCGCTCGATCATTGTATGAGACATACATGCCTCCAAATGAAACACCAATTACCAGTAGTAGGGCAAAGACTGAAGCAAATACAATACCTGTTATTTTAAGTGCACTCATTATAAACCTTCCTATATTTTTTATCTAAGTTTTTAAGTTTAAATAATCCCAGCGATTCAGGGTTATCTTTGAATATTAAAACATATACTCGTACAAATGGCAAGGCAAATGATGAAACTTCAATCGATACATCATCAATTACACCACACCTACCTATCTCTTTTTTTATTTCTTTTATATGTTTCTCCGCATGTTTATCTTTACAACCACATAAATTTAAGCGCTCACGAACTAACTCTGGGGAAATTCGATTGAGAATAGTTTGTGACAATCGGGTACATTCGCCACACAGCTCTATATCGAAATCTCGATAATACTCCCATGTATTGAGAGCATTATCTATGTGCTTAATAGATGTCATTCCGATACCACCAATATGACAGTCCCGCATTAAACGCAATCTGTAGGAAAAAGACTAAAACAAATTTCCAAAGCTCGATCTCGGTTTCCCAAAGATAGCTTTTAAACTCTTCCATAGGGCGGCGTTTAAAATGCTTAACGACGTTTGTTTTCACAGTTTCAGCAAGAGCTTCAGGCGAAAGATGTTCCAAACGCGTAACGTCGTAGTCAATCGATGGGTTAACATCCTGTTTTTTAGACCAACCAAATGAATAAGACCATTCTACTTTAGGATATTCCGGCGCACCGATTACGACAATTTGATCATTTTTACGACCATTATGCCAGTCGTTACGCAGATATTCTGCAAATTCAGGATTTTCACTATCTACAATAACCACAATGATATTTACTTGTTTACTGTTACCAATCTCTTTCAAAACGTCATGCATTGCGTCATTGTACATTTTACGTTCTGCATTATCTACTGAAATGCCTGAAAAAATAACAGGACGTGTACGATAATAGTCAAATACCCTTGGATAACTAGGAATGAGTCGTTCGTATTCTTTCACAATCTTGTGATTCTTTCGATAAAGTAGTGAACTCTCAATGCCTTTGAGATAGTCTACGTATGTATTACTCACTGCGGCGTGTTCACCGATTTTAACTTTACTGAATCTGGGTGGCTCTTTAGTACCCTGACGGTCAACGCGGTCAATGACAATTTCACCCACTGTTGTATGTACTACCCAATCATAATCGTATGAGTGTTCATAGTACGTCGTACAGACACGATTTTCACCACTACCCGAACATACTTGGTAACTATGTTCACAGCTAACCTGTTCTTGGGCCTTATTAGTAACCTTTCCGTTAAGAATTTCAGTGTTGAGACTACCGCCATAGATCACAACCAACGAACATACAACACTGAATACAATCGACAATGCGATACTTGCTGCCACTTCTCGCCACAATACACGGTGTGGGAACAAGAATCTCATGACAAAAGGTGCAAAAATAGCAAAGATAGTAACTGCTACAATAAACCAGATAAATCCAATCATAAGTATTCCTTTTATTTAAAACATTTAAAGAGAAGGCTTTTGACCTTCTCTTTTATCAATTATACTATTGTGAAAGAATATCTTCAACCACTTCCAAGACTTCTTCACCAAAGTACTTTCCTTTATATTCTTTGGAAAAATAGCCCATTACAGGCCCCACTGCTTTGATGTCATTTTTACTAATGAACTCGGTGGCAATATCTTTGATTTCGTCAACAGTGAGCTGTGGGGGCATAAAATCTAGTAGAACAGCGATTTCAGCATCAACTTCATCGACACTTTGGTTTCGTTCAATATAAATCTTACGATTTTTACGCAGGTTTTTGTAAAAATCCGCAATAGTTTTCTCAACATCTTTGTCACTCACAGTACCATTACCGGCAGGTGACGCTTCTCCAATAACCGTAGTAAGAAGTTTAGCCCGTACTTGATCACCGTTTTTACGTGCCAAAAGTTGTTCTTTTTTGATTGTATTAAGTAATTCTGACATACCTATTTCCTTTCATTATAGATAGAAGGTAGGCATCAAGCCTACCTACCTTATACATTAATATCCCGTAAGCTTATGATTTCATATCACTTGGATACATAATCTGATCAGCAAGGCCGAATTCTACTGCTTCTTCTGCTGTCATGTAGTTGTCACGCTCACAAGCTTTATTCACTTCTTCATAAGTACGACCTGTACACTCGGCGTAAATACGCTCAAGACGTTCACGTGTACGAAGAATATGTTTCGCATGAATGTCGATATCACTTGACTGGCCTTGGAAACCGCCCAAGGGCTGGTGAATCATATTCTCTGCCATTGGTAGCATGAAACGTTTGCCTTTAGTACCACCACACGCAGCAAGGAAGCTTCCCATCGATGCTGCCATGCCGGTAACAACAGTGGTAATATCAGGCTTCACATGCTTCATAGTATCGTACATGGCTAGTCCTGCGGTGACCGAACCACCCGGACTGTTGATATAAACATGGATGTCTTTATTTGCGTCTTGGTTTTCCAGATACAGAAGTTGTGCACAAATCAGTGACGACATTTCATCACTTACCTGTCCTGTCAACATGATAACACGTTCTTCAAGCAGGCGGGAAAAGATGTCCATTGAACGCTCACCATCAGAGGTGCGTTGAATAACCATAGGTACTAGCATATTATATTCTCCTAATTAGTGTTTTATTGTGTGAGTATGATAACGCATTCGTAGAGCTTTGTAAACACTCTATTTCTCAATAACTTTCTTAATCTTCAGATAATTCAAAACGTTTGACGGATTATAGCGCACATTTGCATCTTTATACATTTTTACAACGTTAAGTGTTTCGATGAAATTATTAGAAGCGTTCTTTTCAATGGCCATTTTCCTGATAATCTTGGTTTTCTCTTCATTACTAATATATTTCACAGACACAAATTTGCCGTTATCATAACACAGGTATCTGTTAGTAACCATTGCATAGTCACGGATTTCTGAGGCGATATCGTCAATGTGACGATCAATAACATCTCTATACATTGTATTCTTCAAATGTTCAATAATGCGGTGTGAATAGCCATGTAAGTACGACGACATCTTATATGTAGTTAGGATACGATCTATAAACTGTGTATGTGATATGTAGTTATTATTAAAATGATTAACAGTTTCCTTAATTTTTGTCTCAATAATAGAGTGCACAATGTCCAAATAGGTATCAGATTCAAAACCATATACATTTAATGCGTCTTTTGCGAGATTCCAATCTTTATCCAGTGGATCAATCATTTTACGATTATACTCATCAATCTCTAAATGTTGTCTAAGTAAATTCATACCATATTTACTATATAAGGATTCAAACACCTTCCTATAAGCCTTTAGTAAATAATTCAGTTCATCTACTGTAGCTATTTGAATCATATCGAAATCTAACTTATAATTATTATAATACATAGATCCACAACCTTCTGGAACCCATTCATACAATACATCATAAGTCATATTATCAACTTTTTCGCGTTCAAACAGTAGTCCTTCGATAGATTCAGAATTGGATTTAAGGGCGTAACTCAGTCTATAGATGGTTGAGCTAGGAACCATGTGTTCATAACTTAAGGACTTAAACGTTTTAAGAGATGTTTTTTTAAACCGTTTTGTGGAACGTAGAAATCTATAACACACGAATGGATTCATCTAAATTTCCTATAACTTACTAAAGTATTAACGTTCTGTAAAAATGTGATTATATAATATGTAAAGACTGCAATCACAACATAAGCCATTGATACTGCCATCGAGTCAATATTCAAAAAAATAATGCTATTTACCGCAAAAGATATTATTAATATCAGCGCACAAAGCGCCACTATATTAAAAATGGCGGATATAGTGTATATAATACGTGTCCGCCGAGTATGACTGAACTCATCATTGCTCGCATTACTACCATATTGAGAATCCATATAGTCATGAACATTATCAATGACGAAGTTGCATGATGGATCGACCACGTAATCAAAGTACGACTTCAAAACGCATGATAACAGCGTGGAAATTAAAAATATGGAAAATACAGCACTTATACCTGATACGCCCATATATGTGGACGTACCTATAACAATTCCGAAAAGATACCATGGCATAAACTTAGAAACACGCTTAGATAACAACCGCTCAATCAGATTCATCATATACACTCATTGTTTCAGTATGTTCATCATTATCGGATAGTGAAGATAGCAAACTCTCTTTTAAGCTTCTCAAGTATACAGCAACACTTTTAAATAGCATTCCTTGTATTTAAAAGCACGATACAAGCGAAATCAACAATGTAATACTCGCACATAGAACAAATACATTTTTCGCCGCCAAGAATAATAAGAGACATGCCACAGAAAAAATCATTATAAATGGCGTATGGTTTTTATGCTTCAGTAAAACTGCACCAAGTAGATAATTGGAGTTAAACAGCGTGATGTATTTTGCTATAGTCCCCAATGAATCGGCCACCGTTTCATCCTTAGAAGACATTGTAGATGTTTGCACAGCAACGTCGTTGATATATGTAGCTTCGGTACTGAAATCAATCAAGCCGTCATCAATTGCTCTATTGACATTCCGTATTGAATGCTTCCACTTTTTATACTCATTAAGAGATTTGAATGTAATCCATATAACCAATGCTTGTACCAGTAGAAACCATACCAACAGAGCATTCGTCCCAAAGAAAAGTAGATTTGGAATACCGATTGCCAAAAAAACCATTGATAGCACCCATGATAACATGGTGCCTTTCGTCAGATCAAAGTTTTTAATAAAACCGTACAACTCGGTTCTAAGTAAACCGTTATTCAGACGAAGTGTATCAACTATATGTAGTTTTCTTTCTTTTTCGACTACACGCAATCTTTCCAACTGCTTTGTCATTGATGAATTATTTTTCACAACTATCATCCTTAGTCATCCCAATGCTCTTAAGGGATGCTTTGATCTGAACGGGTTTATCCATATCCAACTTAATAAGTTTGAGATAATTCACCTCACTGATTTTATTGAAGTAGATATTAAATCCTTCAATCATAGTGCCACCAGACAACGGATGGTCTTTCACTACTGCTTCAACGCCGTCAGTCCCATATTTGCGACGAAGCTGATCTCTAATAGTGATCAGATATTCATCTTTTGTCTTGGTCACAACACCGTTGAATAATCTCCCAGTATTCAGGTGAAGCCTTGCGACGAAATTATAGTTTTTGAAACTAAAGGTATTGCTGTATGCAATATCATGACCATCAGTATGAACTTGGTGATAGATTTCACGTGCCTCGAATGGAAGAAAATGTACAACCAGAACAATACGATTCTCCAAAGCCTCGAAATACTCACTAACGTCATTTTGGTTGAGGAATACACGTTCTTCAACCTCATCTTCCTCGTTCAGACCGAGACTGAGAACAAGACAATGCTCACCAATAGGATTATCATCAAACGTTTTAAAATGAGTTTCAAGAGACTTTGAGAGTTTCAGAAAATATGGCAATGCGTTATCACGTTGAGCATTTTTGAAACAAAACTTACGAATTGCCCCCTCGTTACTAAAGCTTAGTGTTGATTTCACTTTCGTGTCACCAAAACCATCGAAGTCAGGCACTACACCATACATGCTTCGATAGACAGAAGTGTTATCAGTGTTTTCTGACAATGTTTCTTTCAGTGTTTTCTTGATAAAGCTTTTCGTAAATTTCATACAATATCCTTTACAATAGGTTTTACATTACATTATATAGAAGTTATGTATCGATTTCAACACCTTCATCATCGTCATTCTCAAAGTCGCGAATAAAGGACAGAGTGTACAACATCATATTAAGGAATCTTAAACGAAGATACTCATAGATAATTCTAGACAATATATATGTACACAAACACGTAAAGAGTACTAAGCTTCCTGAGTCTATAACGATCACCATTCCAAATAGTACAATCAAAATTGACGTAATACAGAATGAACGTGATGATTTACTCAATGACTTATATAACGAATCCTTATAAATCATATGCGTATAAAGTATGACAGGCTTTAACAACTTATGTGCACGTTCAGTTGTGGCTTTGATATACGGGCTAGAAATTTCATACTCACCATTATTAATTGCATTACTAAAAGGCGCGTCCTCTCTTTTATACATATCAATTTTCTTTTTACATAGATAACATGCATACAAACTAACAGCGGTCGTTGAGAGTAGGAAAACGGATGCCCCTGTGATTCCAGTACTTAACCATGAGAGATATAGAAAAAATATGTATAACGCAGTCATAATGGCATCAACTAGCGGCATATCAGTGATTTTCAAACTCATCTGAAACTTGTAACTACTCTTTTCAAGACGCTCACTAGGGATTGAAGTAAGAATCTTAGTATCCAGTTGCCCGGAATTCGCCTCTTCACTAACATCTTTAACGTCATCAATCCAGCTCATTTTTATCCTCCGTGGCAATGCCTGATACTTTTTTGAGTATAGAGTTGATATCGGCATTATTCAAAATTTTACTTAATCCAAAGTGCAAGGGCTGTGGCCATTCACCAAATGGAAACCATTTTGCGTCCATAGATTCCCAATTCAAAAGTGGGGTGAATTCTTCTTTAACTAACGCAAAATAAGTGGTGTACTTGAAACCACTAGGTTTATCAGTATAAGTATATAGTACTTCCAAGGTAGAAGGTTTTAACTGTACTCCCGCTTCTTCTTGAACTTCGCGCACTACCGCTTGCCTCTCATTTTCATCGGGATCTACTGCACCACCAAAAACGCCCCAAGTTTCAGGGTCAAGGACAAGGGGTGATCTTTTAGGAATTAGAAACCTTCCCGTTGTTTCACACATGATAAGACAACCTGCTCCTTTTCTACCCCAAAAACCAGTGTCTTCTAATGCCTGTCTATGTAAATCATCACTCATAGTTGAATCTCATATTTTTTATTCTATATTCAATGTTCTTTTTTAAGTTAAATACATCAATATCTATACATTCTATTATAGACTGAAGTTCAGACAAGTCAACGTATAACTTGTTTGATTTTCTAGCGTTTTCATAAAAAAGTAGGAATCGTTTAATCAAACAAAACTCATTATCTATAATATAATGATATAATTGACTATATCTGTTAATAAAATGTACAATAATGCAATCATCTGTTCTAAAGGGAGGTCTTAAATAACGCTCTACTGTATTTGTATCTTGATCAATGACATGTTTAAAAAATGAAATTAAAGAGGTATATTCTACGCCTGAACTAAACTTAGACTTATAATAAAGATATAGATTTTTAAATATCCTATCAAAGTCCTTCGAATAAATCTCCATTATAGACATTACCTATTAATGTATTCAAACAACCTATTAATAACAATACCAGTGGCATCGGCCAACGCTTTTTCAGTAGTAACTTGTCTATCATATCGCACAATGGTTGGAATGATTAAAAGAGAACATGAAACATGTATACTAGTGTCTTCACCACTGTTTTTTACATAAGCCTTAGCACCTAAAGTGCCTAAATTGATGCTAAACACTTTATCAATTATATTTTCGGGTATGACAAGTTTATAACTATCCACAAACAAATAATGTGTATCATCTGTGGGCAATCCAAGATCTTCAACGTCCCAATAAGATTGGGACATAATTGCAGGTGTCATAGTGGTGATCTCACCTATAGCACTTTCATAATATGCAATTGTATTTTCCAATGATTCAAATTTTAGATGAAGGTGTTTATTCTCTTCTTGGCTATCACTCAAGACTTCAGACATTTCTTTAAGTTCCGTACCAATCCCATTATAAAGAGGATCATCCCGCCGAGACAGTTCATCAAATAATTCATCTCGGTTGAGATTTGACAACAATGGTTCTTTGAATAATCTACTCATACAAATGCCTACAAATACCTATTAATATTATCTTCAGACTCTTTATTTTTAGAAATAGAATACTCCAATTGAGAGTATACCGAATCGATATGATCACAAATAGTTCGGTTATTAATGAGTCTTTTAATTTTTTTATACCCTTTGTATTCACCTCTAAATACGCCCGACATAAGATGTATGTCGTCCATGCTTAAATCATTACCAAATAAGTCAACAAGTGTTTTTAGCCTTGTACAAACACTCTTACCTTTAATGTAATTGTTAATTTCCCATCCAATACCATCGAGCTTATAAGCCCTTGAATAGTATGTCGGGCACAATAGACAATTCTCATACTTAAGGTCTAATGAATACAGCTTTAAGTGATTATGAATTCTATGATCATGAATAACAGGTGTTTTTTTGGCTAGTATAAAACACCTGTTAGTATCTGTGGCAGTATTATTGAAAGTACGTGAAGAATTTGGAATGCGCGTATTAAAACGATTGTAGTGAATTGTAGAAACCACACCAGATACATGATCTATATCACTATTATTCATGTTAGACGGTACAGTAGTTCCATTTTTCTTTTCATATACATCAATAAATGGATATTGTTCAATAATAGAGCTTGTGATTGGATTATCCATAATGCTTGTATAATATGCATAATTATCGGAATAGTCGTCTTGGGAAATGTCCGTGTGTAGTACCCCATCATAATATGATTGCAACTTCTTTTGCATTCTTTCTGGTAGTTCACTGTATTCTTTAGCAATACATGCACATATGAACAAAAAGTTTTCATATGTGCATGTATAGGCTCCGTCTTTGTCATCGAAACTTAGAAGATTTCTTTTAGTTAGAGTAGCTTTTCTGAATTCATTCTTTCCATAGTTAATATGAACACCAAGGCGATAAAGCCTCTGAAACAAGTCATAGTGTAAGATTGTTACAAATTTACCTTTATACAGATCTTTCAAGGAATTCATATTCTTTGAATGTACAACACGATGCCTTTTTCCATTCAAGTGATATTCCACACAGCGATTATCTTCTAGAAACATCCGAGTTTCTACTTGGGCATTATTATTTTCAATAAGCTTAATAAAATCAGTCGCGTAAAACTTAGGCTTCATACAACAAATTCCTTAAAAACTTCAGTCAGGGATTTGCCCGCTGTTTGTGCGTAGCTAGAAATCCATTTTGGATCGACAAGAATAAACTTTTCGGAATTGATATGCAGTTCTGCTCTGCCAACATCAGATAGTTCCACATCTGTGATTACATTTCCTTTGATCATATAATCACAGTAGTTCAAGATTTCATTTTTAACCATGCCCACAAACTTTTCACTAAGAATTTTCTCTTGTACCTCGCTTGGGAGTGCATTTCGGTTATCAATAATGATTCTCCTGCGTGATGCTTCATCATCAATAAACTCGATATTTGCTGAAATGCTATCAATAAGACGATTACGAATAACATCATCGTCTTCAGTATAGATCTTATCTACTACTCTCTCAGCGACAGTATCCAATCCTTCGAGAAGTTGAAGATAGAAGTCAATAACACCTTCAACATACATCATGTTCAGCTCATTGCCAACTGGAATAACAAAGAGTGTGCCTTTAGCAACGTCTTCAATATCTCTTACAAAAGTAAATAAAGACTCAGATCGATATGCGACACCATACTGATATTCATACATTGTATCAATGTATTCATGAATATACTCAGGGGTGTTTGTCGGCTTGCGGTTTCGTTTATTACTAAGGACAGTAAAATTTTCCACTGACATAGATTTACTCAGGTGAACTGCGATTTTTTCAGAACGAATGACGTTGCGTAGGTATTCCTGTGCAACGGACGAGTTTTGTACAATATTCTTTAGCTCATCAAATGATCTTACGACATCATTCACTTTCATTAAGAATCACCGTTAGTCTATAGTGGTTTTGAAAAGAGGGGCGAGGTTACCGAAGTAACCTCTCACTGGCAGTGTTGAATTATTTAATCATGTTTGCATACATGACATTGACCTTGATCCATTGCTTACGTGTCATAGCGATTGGGGTTGTATTCTTTCCAATGCGCTCACACATACGAACAAGCTTATTTTCGTCACGATGTTGAGTAGTAGCAATGTTCATCTCAATTACCTCTCTGATTTGTTATAGACAGTATAACACTAAAATATCGAGAGGGTCAAGGATTTTGTAGATTGATTGATATGTATCGTGTAAATTCTTCACCTTCTTTATCTTTATATTTCAGACTAAGTTCGAACCTAGATTCATTTTCATTGTTGAAGGCTGTGACACCCACGAGTCCATCGTTTTTTGAATTATTGATAATACGCTCTATATCAACCAGAGCCTCTTCAGTTATCATAATTTTTTTAGTTTTACTATTACTCATATACTATCCTGTTCAATCAATGCCAAAATTTCTCTTAAACTCATTCCACGATGCATGGGGGTATGTTGCCTCGTTAAGATCCAAATCACTCGGAATTTCTTTATATACTTTCAAAGTATTATGTTTGTTACCAAATACAGTTTCGTTGAGATAATTCACCATGTTATCTACTTCTGGCAAATTATAAACAACACAACCTTCATCCACATTATTTTCATTCACAACGTAAATATGGTTTTCGTAAACAGGATCGTCGTTCTTGGTCATTTCCTTGAAGAATTCTTCAGCATCCTCAACAGTATCGAAGTCCATACCTTCATATTCTTCAAAGCTAGGCTCAGCATCACAGAACTCATATTGATCATCGTCTTTCTTTTCGAGTTTACCAATACGAGTACCACCGTGAATCGTCACTGTATAATCGTTTTCATCATCTATTACCGCAGTAACATCCATAGGATTCTCACGTGTAGCGCCTTCAACAAGCTGGATCATTTCTTTCATATTCTTCATAGTTTAGTTTCCTCTTTAGAGGTATTTAGGCTATTACAATCAAAATCGTATCCACATACCAACATACCTTTATTGCAATCACATAAAAGATTGTATAATTCACGATTTGATATTTTAATAAAATTGACTGAATCTTGATTTATTGTCAATACCATCCTGTGTACAAGATAATCACCGGAATAAGTACGTTGAGTAACAGGACAGTGTACATTCTGCCTCAACTCATTACTCCCACATTGTACCTTAAACGCATTTCTTTCCAATATGCCATTGAAGAAACTCTGTATTTTCAACAAAGCCCTGCGCTCTAGATATAACGCTTTCACCATTTCAGTACCGCGTTCTTCAATTTCATTTGTATTAATTGATAAAAAACATATCTGGAATCGGCTATATCCTTTCCTTTCTGGAACTTTAACAATTTCAGACATCAGTAGCCTCGTTCAATAATTCATCAAGTACATCATCAAGTACATTATGATCAGCATATGATAGAGACTCTTCAAGTAGACGTTTCATAGAATTATAAACCTCGTTATCATCAAATATCATTGTCTTAAATAGTGATGTCCCATGAGAATAATTCGAAATATTAAATATAATCAAATCATACTCTTCGACTACATAGAATAATAATTCAAAATGTCTGCAATTAAATTTATATGATGTTGCATTATCTGCAACGACTCTTTTACCACTTTTGTTATATATAAAGTTGTAATTGAATACGTCACAAAGTTGGTTACATTGCCGCTTGTGTAGTATTTTTTCAATTTTTTTAAACAATGATCTTTGTCGAACGAGGTCTGGGTCATTATATCGAATTTCTTGAAGAATACGATCAACTTCTGCTTTAGGATTTACTGGTCTAAATGTCATGTTTTAATCCTCTTTTAGTATTCTGGAAAATCACGTGATACATACTTTTCACTATAATTCCATAATTGTTCAACAGTGTTGGTCATAATCAAGCATCCATGGCCTCTTAGATTAACTACAACAACTTCTTCGTCTGGCGAAGGGTAAAGTGCTACAACCTCTTCAAACTCTTCCAGAAAGCCACAGGGAACCTTTAGATCAGTCATGGGCGCACCGTTGATGTAAACGTGACCATGTACCATGTAATTAATGTTTGGATAGAAGTTAAAAAGCCGTAACTGTATTGGTGTATCGACGGACGGTTTACGATCCCCATAATACTCTACGCGATCTTCAACATCTGGGTTAATCTCAACAAAGCCTTTGGTTTCAATAAGCTTTTTATCAATATTTCTCTGAGACACAAAGATACGGTTAGATTGACGTTCAGCCGGGAACCCATACATACAACGTGTACTAGCATTTCCGAGAAGTCTATTGGGATTTACAGCATTAACATGCTTTGTGAACTCATTGGCGGAATGTTTTACAAATTCAATAAAAGCAGGATCAATTGTAAAATCTCTTTCTTCGCCAATACTCACACTACGGACACGTGTCATTGCTGTCACTTCTTCTACACGATACATAATAGAATCACACAATTTTTCGATAGAGGAAGAATCGACATAACAATTGCCTAGAGGGTCGAGTACTTTGAAATTATAAATATCAGATGGCTTTGTGATCATGATACCAAGATTACTCTTCGCAGCCAGAAGTCTCCCAATAATATCAGATTCTTTATATTCTTTTTCAACAACACGCTTTGAGCTAATCAAAAATAGTTTAGGATTCTTTTTCTTTATATCTGGAAGAATCTTGTCTTCGTCATTTGAGATATTAGGCATCCAAATAAGCACATCCGTATCAGAAAAATCTACGTTTTTAGACAATTCCGAATAATATCCACCATTAATATACGAGGTATGATAAGACTTTGCCCACATTTTCCCAATATAGGTGGATACTTTCTCTACAATACTAGATTTACGTCCACCTTCATGATCAAAGGTTCCTCCAATTACAACTATTTTTTTCATTTACTATCTCCGAATCGTTTATGATGTTCTTTCATAATCTTAATGGGTTATAATGGGTTAAGAAGAACTGTTTCAAACATTTACCACAGTGAATACATCTGGGTTTAAGAAATAATTGAGTGGTTTTCCTGTATGATAATCAACGCAAATTGTGTCATAAAAATCTGCATGGACAGTATGCTTCGTATTACCAGCATAGGATAAATTTACAGACACAAAACCGTCTTCTTCTGATACCTCGTCTATCTCAAACAAAACATCATCGCCTGAAATACCAATCATCTCAATGTCTTTAGTCCAATCAACTCGCATATCTTCCTCAGTCTTGCCCCAAGGCTTCGCTCGAAAATGGATGAACGTCTAGAGCGTTATACGCTGCGAGTTCATCATCAATAGTCATGAATTCTGGGTACTCATTGCGCATAGTATCGTAGAAGTACTCTTCAGAAATACTACCATCGTCGAATGCATTACACAAGTATTGAAAACGACGTTCCTTGGAAATCTTCGGTTTCCCACCATATTTCTTAGCTTGTGCCTTCGCTTTGCATGACTTGTTGTAGTACTTACCCCAACCTCGCTTAATATCAGAGATACGAACATTTTTGATGACTATACCACTATGGGTTATACATGTCAACGCTTGTTTTAAAACAAAACAAATTACTAATCACTAAATAACTACAAAAGGTCGGGTATATTGTTATTAACTAGATTCATTACATACATGTAAATTCCATATAGGGCTCTATGAACTTTTATTCATTAATGCTGTTTCGTCAGTACGCCGTCTCTTCACAATCCAGACTTTAGAAAGGATTAAACAACCCGTGGATTCTTTTAATATCAAAACTGCTTGTAGTTAATAAATACTTAAAACAGAGGAACATAAACATGAAATCATATAACACCACATTCAAGTCTATTAGAATGGAATCGAGACCACACGTAAACCAAATTGAATACGCAATTATCGAAGTAGAAAAAACATCATCAAGAAGTGCCTCGTATCCATCGAACGTGGTGGTCATTAATGAACTCGCATTCTACGACGTGTTATCTAATAAAATTAATTACTCCACAACGGAGGTAGACGCATATGATGTAGTGTCCACTGATACCATAAACAACATACCTTACTATTGGGGCTATAGTTATTGGGGTAGAAACAACTTAAACGATGGCAATATTTATTATTCTGATCAGAACTGTACCGCATTTTTGTATAACAATGTCGAAAGCAATTCCAATGGTACAGGCTGGGCTAGATTTCTTGTAGTATTCGAGCAACCGGTGGAGTTGTCAAAAGTGTATATCTGGACCTCATCGAATAATAACCGAGATATCCATATCATGCGCCTATTTACACCAAAAAATGGGATACAATATAATAAAACAGAAATGTTAGATTCCAGAGATAATAGTAACCTAAGTTTGAAGTGGGAACTTGTTAATGATTTATCCCAGACTGGTGATGGGATTCGTTTTACGAAAAATTTATGATAGCGTGAGAGTCAACTACTGACGACTCATTGGATAGATGTTTAATTTTCATACTTCTATCCTTTTCTGTCATAATATTTATTCTTGAGTTCAGTAGTCACAACTCATATTTTATCACGCTCACCGATTACTCAATCAAGCTTATCAAGACTTATCATTTTTTAAATCCTCGCTTAATTCTTTAATCTGCCTTTCTAATTCATCCATATTGCGATGAATTTCCTTAGTGTTACCAAGAGCCTTATCCATATCTTTACCAATAGAATCAAGCTCTTTATTGATGTCTTCCAAAGATTTTAAATTATCTTCAAACACTTGAAACTGTTTCTCGTAACGATCATCCATCTTTTCAATACCATGATTAACCGTTAATGCCACCGCTGCTAGAAACAACAAGAAAATAACCATATACACATACGGTAAGTTGTGTTCACCAACTGTTTTAATCAATTTATCTATTACCTTTGTATAAAAGTTCATATTATCCTCGCATTGAGCTTAACTGTAAACTAGTGTACCATAGATCATAAATTACACAAGGGTTAAAAATGAGCATTGAAAATGTTTTGATCATGTTGGGATATTCGTTGGGGAAGTGCTTTAAGATATCAAGTCCTTTCCTTGGACTACTATTGTTTTGTTCGATGATTGATCCCACTTAGTCTTCTGGTAGCTCTCAAGACATATTCTATTGTATACGCGTTGATCCTTACAGGAGACGTATTTTACTATGCTTACTCAACGGCTTTGTACTGGAAGTTTCATGATAAGAATCTTCTCAAACTGATTCTAGACGAATAGGAAATAAACTATCATAACTATAAATATAACAAAAGGATATGTTATATGAATCGTTATATTAAAAAAGATCAAGAGCTAATTGAAGGCATTCTATCTTCAATAAAATATCGAAGTGCCGCAAAAAAGCTTTTTAATAAAAGTTCTTTTCTTTTACTTTCAAACCTTTATAGCATGGTCAAGGAACAAACATCAAAAGATGGGCTTCTCTATATTGATAGTATCAAAGACCAACTTATTGAAATGGGCTTCAAAAATTTCAAAGACAATGCATATGGATTTCAACCTGTAATTGATGACGTTGAAGAAACCATAGGCACTGTTTATGTTATTGTTTCTGATAATGATGTGGTATCAGTCAAGTACCAGCCTAAATATCTGGACTTTGAAGGATCAGACGATGTGTCAACAAAGTCCTACCTTGTGAAAATTCTTATTGATACTGACGGTAGTGATAACTATCATCGTAAAAAGTTTTAATATTAAGGTGACTAAATGCTTATCGAAGATTTAAAAAATACTACTGGGATATCAGCTAAAGAAGTAGAATTATTATTAAAAACGACGCATTCTGAAGCTTTTAAAAACTATAAAAAAGGTTATACCATCTATAAAGGTATGTCTATATCAACTCCAAAGGGGCAATTTCTTTATCTTAATCCAATAAAAAACCGCAGGTCAAAAAATACAGCGAATTACTATACTTTATGGCTTAATAACCACCCATCATGGTCAGAGTTCCCTAACCGAAGTGTAATAGCAACTACTAATAAAAATTATGCTAGTGTTTTTGGACATACTTATCTGGTGTTTCCTAAAAATGGTATTGATATAGCAGTATGCCCAGATTTTGACTTTTGGCAGTCATTTAATAAAAAAACCTCTCCCGAAATCCTAATCAATGAACTATCCAACTTGTTTAAAGATTCACTAATGTACACCGAAAACCCAAAATCTTACAAACATATGCTTTCACTGTTTAAAAAGTTTGACAGCCTCGAAAATAAAGAAGATTATTTAGAAGATATCTATATTCCTAAAAAGTATAAGACTATTATATTTAAACATGGTATGGCAGGGCTATTCGAGCGTTACTTCACCCCTGAAAACTTTACCTTAACTTCAACATCACAATTCTCAATCAAAGGAAACTATGAAGTATGGTTTGATTCTCCTTTTATTGCTATACCATTCAATAGTGAGAATATTAAATTTTTAAATACATTATAGACAAAAACTAATTCTAAACGAAGACTATTAAGTCCAACTAGACCATTCATCTAAATCTTCAGGGGTAGCATTGGCTAAAAGGTCGCTACCCTTTTCTGCTATCTCTTTTAACCTTTCTTTAGACGGTCTAAAACTAGCCTCAAACGTAACAACGCCCGTAACTTTTCGATAGACTCTTAGAAAGTCTTCTTTATTGGAAGAGTCTAGACAATGAGAACTTACATGTTCCCTTGTCTTACTTAGTGGAATTTGTGTAAAACAAATATGGCAAAACACTACCAAGTCCCTTCTCTAAGATGACTATCATAATCATAAAGAAACGCAATGAAAATGTCTTTAGATTCGTCGTAAACCAGTTTATATAAAATAAACCAACTACTAGTACTGTATAATCCATTGGGAGAGCGCACATAAAATGGATGTCCAATGTGATAATGATACCTATCTGAACTACCATCATTTAATTTCAATTTGCCTTCTAATGGTTTATTTTTGTTGTAGTAATTATGAAGACTCAGAACAGAATTTCGAAGTTTGTCTTTTAATGAAGTCCTTTTGTCATTTTTCAGCTTATCTTCAAAACTTTTAAGCATTTTAATTTCAACTAACTTTCCTTTGGTTACCTTTCGTTCTTCTCCAAGGATATCATCTATTTTCATCAAAAACCTTTAAAACCTCGTCAATACCACTAGCTACAACTTCATCACTACCAGAAGTATTATTTGATTTTTCATATTCCTTTAGGGTGGGTTCATGCATGAGGTCTAAGTACCAAATGCCATCTTTCGGATTTTTCACATATCGAAGACCATCTTCAAACTTATATTCTTCTTTTGTGTAATACTCTAACATTGCCATAATATTCTCCTATAATACAACTATATCATACTACGTATATTTATACAATATACCTTGCTCAGGATATTTGAGTCCTGTGTTTCATATGTTATCTTATCTGGCTTAGTGGAATACGTTGATGAAAAATGTGACAAAACATAGGTATCATTAATACCACGAATAGCCATAGAAAGGATTTATCCTTGTAATATCACTAGGATTGTCATTCCCACAGTTTGCTTCCATCATTTCACCAGCAAGAGTTACGTAAACCTTTCCTAACTCATCTGAAATACTTTTATTATGTTCATAGCATTTTTTATCAATAGATTCTGACCTACCAGTTGCCGACGAGTATATAAATACACCATTAACTCTATAAACGTTATTACCATCATCATCCAAATACCATTCTCTAGATTTTTTTGGGTAAAGGTTGTTTATTTTCTCTAAGCAAATATTAGGTATATCATCACTTCTAGGAACTTCTATTTCTTCTTTAATTAACTTATCATATTCAAACATTTTAATTTCCTTATTTTTGCTCTATTTAATATCCAGAAAATACATATATCATACATTATCATCTTGTCAATAATTAACCAAATAATTGTTGACATACACTCTTCAATAGTTTATGTTTGCATAAAATATAGGAGATAAAAATGTCTTACTTAACAGAATCAAAGCTTAACGAAATTCTTGATACCTCTGAATACACTTTTATTCATAATAAACAGCTTTGTAAAGGAATTCAATACAGACCTGATTTTAAATGCGATGATCTGATGCTCATCATAGAGTTTGACGGATATCATCATTACGATAACACTAAAACACAGATAAGGGATAAAGAAAAACATTCTCTTTATAAAGATATGGGATACACGTTGATTAGAATTCCATACTTTATACAGCTTACAGAAAAGGTTTATGAGCAATTGTTTATAAATGAGGGATATGATCTTGGTATTGACCGTTCTACACTAGTTACATATCCTCATGGGTTTCACGATCCTAAAGCGTTAATGCCTAGTGATTTCAATATAGTAGGATTGGATTTGTTTATGAAACAGATGGCTAGAGAATTCAGGCCACAACAATACGAAGTGTTTGATTCACTAGTAGAGGATTTTGAATATCTTCATGCGATGAAGCCTATGAAGAATTTGGTTACGCATATAAGTGGTTATGTAGAATCTGGATATGACTGTAATGGTATGCTTAAGAACATATCTGAATTTGAGTTTAATCGTCTTAAAAAATAAAAAAGAAGCCCGAAGGCTTCTTTTGTTTTTCTACTTTTAACTAAGTGTTATAGTTCACCAGTGTTCAATAGACGTACAGGGATGTACAAAAATTCCACGCTGCGAGTCGGCACAATAGCGATATCAACCCATAGCTCGTTGCGGTCTATACGTGCAGGCGTGTTATTACTCTCATCACATCTTACCAAAAAGTCGGATATACCACGCTTCTGTACAATATCGGCTAGGAACTTTTCAACCACATTGACAACTGCTTGACGTGTTTGAGAATCGTTCTGTTCAAATATGAACGGACGAGTGATACGGTCAAGCATATAACGTAAGTATGCAGTCAGACGAGATACGTTGATACGATCCATTGCAGAGCTTACATTAGTAAGGGTTTTTTGACCCCACGTTTTAATTCCACCATCCATGTTAACGATTGGGTTGATGTTATTGTTGTAAAGAACATCAAGTACACCGTCTTCGATTTGAGCCACTTTGAACTCGGAGTTTTCAACATAACCGATTGCTGAGGTTGCCGGAACTAAGCCACGGGTATCACCAGCAGGTGCATACAAGGATATGCTATACGGTCATTTTGAATCAGTACATCAAGTGCCATGACATCAGACGGAACAGATACTAGGTTACCATCAGCATCTGACTGTAGACCAGCAAATGCCCAACATGCAGACATATTGTTATATGTTACCAGACCTTCTTCACCGTCTTGGAATGCACCATTTTGATTACTTGCCCAAGTTTCGACATCATTAGCAAACGCTTTCAGGCGCATTGGGGAAGAACCTACAACAAAGGCAGTCTGTTTCTTAGCAACATTTAGGCTGTTTAGTTCTGGTAGCAGTTCCACATAACCCGGTGCAGAGATAAGGTTGAAGTACTTATCACGGGCACGAGCTTCGTTAGAATTTATCACAGCACGCTTCAATGCTTTAACAACCATCTGACGCTGTGCTTTACGTCCCATGTATGGAGAGCCGTCTGGGCGATTACCAGATACGGATACCCATTCACCATTTCCTTGATATTCTTTAACATTATTTGTAGAGTAGTCCATGTTAAAGAACAGAATACCTTCAGGATACTCTTGTGGATTTGGAACGATGTTACTTACAGTATCACTTGGTCCTTCAGGACGTGCATTACCTTCGTCATCGTAAGGTGCATCATAATGATAATTACCAAATACAACACCCATGTTGGTCACCTGATCGGTATTATCAAGAAGCATCCATTGGTTATTGATGCGCTTATACAGTGCTGGATAGTTGTCTTGATCGTTGCTATCTAGCCATACATCGCCTTCGCTTGGTGATTCCGGCATAGAAGAGCGTATAGAAAGCTTATGGTTTAGCATTTCATTAACATCTTCAGACCACGCATATGGACGCCATACCATTTCACCGTTAGCTTCATCGAAGTAAGCTTCTAGAAGTTCTGCACGAAGGTCAGTGTTATACCAAAGGGTATTAACATCTGGTTCAGCAGTCGGTTCGGTACCAGAAGCAACATACTCTAGAACTTCCCAGTTAGAAGTGCGGTGATAAGCAGACTGACCAGCACCAGCGTTTTTAGCAAAACCTAGTTGAGGTAAGATGTTATTAGGGTCGGTTGCTGCATAATCGCCACCGTTTTTGACTACAATATAATAGCCTTTTGTGTTGATAAGGCGAATTTTCTTACCAGCCAGTTCAGTGCGGATGTTTGCCGCTTGTAGATCAGGATCGGATTGTAGTGCAATTACAATTTCTTCAACAGTTACCTTATCTGGATCAGTAGAAGCTGCATTTTGCATAGATGCGTCAATTGTAATAGTAACATCATTAATAATGAAATTATAAGACTGTGTAGATATATCGAAATCAGCAACGTCTTTATTGCTTAATGCTACTGTATTACCTTGACCGTTGAAGCGTTTCAAGGTGAACACACCTACGCCGTCAGACGCTTTAGGAGTTGCAGGATTATAGTTATAATCCGGGTTTAGAGTACTGTCATTATCAATCTGTGCATAAACCTGACCTTCGTTCAATTCACCGATACCATCATAATAACGAGTTGCATCATCGTTAGTCATGTAGAACGGAACTTCTTTAGTCACGAACTGACCAGAATCAGCATTATAAGAACTAACGTCGAAATACGCACCGTTACGTGGTACAGTAGTTTTAATGAACAGGTCGCCTTCTTCAAGTGAACTAGTACCATCAGCTCGACGAGCAGGAACACGTGTATGTGGCGCAAATTGGAAGTCGCGAGTGGTACCAGACTCAGCACCTAGCATAATCCAAGTACCACCAACCTTTTCATATACAACAATTGGTGTTTGTACAGTTACGGCAGCAAAATCACCATTAACACCGATGGTATCTTTAGGTTGTGCTACACCGTTAACTTGTTGTACACTTTCCATAGAGTTGATAATGTCAACGTTCACTTCTTCCCATGCAGTAGTTGTGGTATTCCACATAAACAGACCGAAGTTGGAACGGGAAATATCAAACCAATGAGTACCACCAGCGACTGGTTTTGTTGGCTCAGTGATACTAGGTTCTAGTTGTTCCAAATCGATATTAGCATTAAGAATGTACGCTTGATTGGTCTGGTTTAGAACACGCCATGCGGCATGTAGACCATATTCATTAGTTTCATCACCATGAATTACAGTGCCGTTATTAACCTTGAACTGTGGCTTACCGAAACGTGTTACTAAGTCATTACGGCTAGTAACTAGTGTTAGGGTATCACCCATTTCAGGAAGAGTACCAGAAGCAATCTCACCTTGTTCATTAAGTTTATTTTGTCGGGTTGCTGTTACGATAAGAGGAACCGTACCGCTTCCAGAAGGAGCGTAAATAGAGTCATCTACTACGGTTACGCTAACACCCGGAGATTGTAAAGTAGCCATTGAAATAATTCTCCTTGTTTTTGAATATATTCAGTTAAAAATCTTTATATAGTTATTTATAGGTAATGAAATTATGAATATATTCTTCAGCATTTAATAATCGTTTGTTCAACATTTACCGCTAAATCAGAAAAGCTACCTACATTCTTAATCTCACATTTATAATCGCACGAGAGCCATGCCCATTCGGATTCGTGGATGTTCATTGCGTTCAGGGTTTGAATTGCATCTTGGTCACCGTATGCCGCTTTAATACCAGTATTTTCCCATTCTGGTCTGAATCGTCTTACGCGAAATATGGATGAGTTGGGCATAGAATTTATGTAGTGATATTCATTAGGGAATCGAATATCAGTAACGACCACATTACCCTTGATACTATTAATTTTGTTTACAAGGGAATAAACCCAGATATTTTCATCAAAATGTTTTCTGAATAAATCAGTACCAATCATAGTCATAGCCATTCTGGGAGTAAAATTAGGAATGCCTAACTTCTCTGCCCACCAGTGATCTACATCATCACGCCATTTACGTGACTCGGGCGTATGACCATTGATCATTTCCATTTCCCATCCAAAAATTACACATAGGCATTGCTTTAGTGTTTCAGCGTATGATAGAATTGAGTAATCGTATTCAGATAGGATATTAGCAACAGTGTCTTTACCGCTGCCTTTAAAGCCCATAAGGCCGACAATTTTTTTGTTATTCATTGTTGTTATTCTCCAAAATTAAAACTTTATCATAAAACTATTATCCGTCAAGGGAGACAACACATGACACCGGGATATATTATTGTAAAGAACCAATCGGGTAATTCAGTAGTTAATATCTACCTGAAAGACAGTGCAATAGTAAGCAACATTTGTGAATTCTTCTGTGAACATTTTGGGCAGTCCGTAAAAATGCCACGAAACCTCTTTTATAATCTTTGCAGTGATCGGTATAAAGAAACTCTCATCCCAGAAGAACGACCGAGAACAATGGAAGATTATATGAATTTCACTATTCCAGAGTCAGAACGTTATATTGAATATTATCGTAACGAAAACGATGAAGACTTCATCACCGTGCGCAATTCCTTCGACAACGTTAACTCACTTGCGTCTAACATTGTCCATAAATTGTTTAGTGAATACGATAATGTACTTAATGGTGATGCTGTGAGGATTGTATCAGAAGTTGATGTTAAACGTGTTCCGTATGTTTATACAGTTGAAGTGTGTAGAGATTTCCAAGGTCTTGAGCGCCCATACATTATAGCAAAGTCTTCTGACGGTATTGAATTTGCAGGGTTCGTATCCGAAATTAAAGTTGTTGAGGACGACGATGAGTAAGATCACACCTACATTTAATTCAAAACTGTCGCAGAGAATTGATAACTTAGTGCAATGTCTCGATCCTATGAACCGACATTCGGTTATTGCGCGTGAATACCGTGCAATCTTATCGTCTATTAGTGATGCAATGTTATCTGGTACCGATGCAGATCCAAGTGTTAGAAATTTTATCCAAGATCATATGACATATTTTCGTAATCATATACCAGAAATGTATTACGTTCTGCTTCTGGTTCTTTCTCTTCGCGATGATGACATTTCCAAAAACATAACTGAACAGCACATTCAAGACGCAGCTACTGAAGCTTTTATATCTATATCGAAGCGGTATAGTCAGATTATATCCTCTAAAGTTCAATATATTTTCTTACAACGATACCATGTTAACATTAACTACCTGACATATGCCATTCTAGGATTTACTATTGATATAAAAAATGCATTTTCGATAACAACTATCGATAGAACCGAAAGATTTACACTGATCAACAAAGCTAAAGTGTTTACGAATAATGCTTTGAAATATATGGTTGATAACAACGTTCCATATCTCTTGAATATTTTAGATAATATTCCTATAGCATGGGGGGACGCACCTGTGCATCATTCCATGTTCGAGCAAAAAGATAATGGTGAAGATGTAAGCAAGTATCAGAAAAAATTCAATTACAGGAATGTATGTGACAACTATTCAATAGTAAATCCAAACTGCGTCGAGGCAATGACGCATAAAACCACATCATATAACGATATGATTGAAGAAATCAATGAATTCATTACAAAAGAGTACGCGACTATTGATATCCATTCAATGTTCATGATTCAAAAACATATGGATTCAAGTTCCACTACTAAACCAACGGAAGCCCAAACATTTTCATGCCAATATCATGTTGGACTTTCCATCGTGTATTATTATGAAGTTATGGGAATAGATGTCTCCGAAATGCTTACTGAAGATTATATTAAATTCATATTTAAAACGAATGGGAATAGCAATAAAGAATCTAGTCACAATTTTATCATAGTTCATAACTGTATTGCTTATTTAGATAAAAAATTTGGTTATGACAAAGATGTGATGAGGTCTTTAGGTAACTACCGTAACTATCTGAAATTAACAAAATCTATTTAAGAGGGCTTAAGCCCTCTTTTTAAATGTTGAAAAACTTTCGTGCGTAGCTCTCAGCCTCAATTTTAGAAGCTTTGAAATAGAAATAGCTCTGTTCACGACCAGATTCCAGTTGTGTTCGATATTCAGGCATGAGAATACCATCTCTTACCAAATATTGAAGGACACGTGTCACTTGTTTATGAGGTGCATTGAAGCGCTTCACATATTGTTCTGGTGTAACGAAATATTTCCCTTTTGATGGGGAGAGAATTTCGACCAGAACTTGTTCGGTTACTTGATCGCGTAGTTCTTTGAAATTTTTCTTGCTCAGTACAGTACCTGCAAATGATTGTACGTGTTGCATAATAATTCCCTCCGTAATTGATTTAAAAATAAATTATAGCAAGTAGTACATCTCCATGTCAAATCGAATTCGTAAGAATTCATTGTGAGGTGCTTGACGCCTCACAAATACCCATAGAGAAATTATATTTATAGTAGTTAACTATATAGT